TCCCATTACGATTCCCAGAGAAAACCGATATTCGTATCGACGTAATAGCTGCACAACAGTCAACGTGTTCAGCTACGTTTGATATTATTCTAGTAGATAATCCCGCGTAAGAGGTAAGAATGAAAACGTATCTACAATTTATAGTTGAGACGGCGCTTCGTCCTGCTGAGCTTCTTAAGCCAAACAGCCAGACCGGCGAGATGCGTTTAGATATTCTGGCTCAAAAGATCAAAAACGACGACCTCCTTGAGTTGGCTCCTGAATATGCACGTAAGGTCAATGGTGCACAGTTTAAGGTCACCGATAAGGAAGCAGCCCTTCAGGCTATCCAACAATTTAAAGACCAGCCCCGTAAAACCCCGATCGAATTAACTGGTACGATCAACGGTAAAACTGTCACCATCACCACATCCAATCTCGAGAAGACCAAAGACTTTGGTGGAGGTGTTGGCGGAGCCGGTGCAGGTACTTCTGATACAGCTCTTGCTGAAGCGGCACAATGTGTATATCTTGCAGCGGGACTGAATGGCATCACGATCGATAACATGCAGGATTTCTCTAAGGCTGCAGGTAGCAAGAATTGTAAGATCAGTGGTGACTTCGCTGAAATCTGGCAGTTCCTTGAAGCGAAGCCACGGTGGAAGAATTCGTCAGCTCTTATCGCTGATTTGCTTATCAAGCAGGGTACTGTGACCAAGCAACACGTATTGCATTACGATACACCTGAAGTCAAAGCCATATACGCTAAGATGTCTAAGGCGTATAAGAATACCGGAAAGCCTACTGTCAAACCTGACAAGTGGAACCCAGCTGATATCTGGGCTATGGCACCTGACTTCAATCCAGCCGAGCTTGATGATACTGACGTAATGAACTTGAAAGGTTCGATGCAAGAAGCGTTCGAAGCCAAGAAGTGTATCGGTCTGTCACTTAAAGCCGTGGTAAAGAGCCCGAAGGCTGAGGTGTATAACTATAACAGTGCCGTGGGTGATCACAAGTTCCGTAGTGTTGCAGCTCGAGCACCAAAAGGTGGATTCTTCACATCGAAGAATGGATATGCATTCTATGATGAGGGTGTCTTTGAGATCCTTCCAAACGCATACTGTGCCTCTAACAAGATGGAACTCAAGCTTAAGACTGCTCGCGGCGGCGGTATTGGCTGGCAGGCAATCGCATATTATGCTCAAGTGGTTGGTGGCTATAACCTAATGTCTCATAAGGAAATCGTAGCGTTGGCCACTGCCGCAACACAGGAGCTTATGAATCCTGAAGGTGGTGATACAGCACTCAAGCAGGTCTACCAATTGTTTAATGCTGCAGAGAGTATGTCATACGACGACATGATCGCTGGTCTGAAGACGCGAGGCGATAAGGTCCAAGGGTATATCTGTGCTAAGCTAGGTACGTGTCTCGTTTTTGATATGTTTGCTAAGGTATCTAAGAAGGATGACCTCATGACGTCGTTGGTTAATCATGCAGCGTCGAAGTTGGTTGAGTCCACGGTGTTCATTAAGGTGTATGAGTAAAGTAAAAAAATGCGGTTTGGCGCAAATTAGCTGTGTACAAACGAACCAAAGCGTGGTACACTGTATATACAATATGATTATGGAGATGTTATGTACAAAGTATTTCAAATCAAGATCCGCAAAGAAGTGACTGATTATGTTAATTCAAATGATCTCGGTCATTATGGTGCTGAACAAAAGTATCCTGAGTACGCGGCGCACATGGCTGTTATGCGAGGTGCTGAAGGATTTGAGGGTGAAATGTTCAATCATTACACGCAGGTTTGCGAAGTAGCTGTCGACAGCAACTTAGAAGAAGTATTCAAAATTCTTAACGGTCACTACTATGATAACGAAACTGGTAAAGATGCTGCCTTTGATGAGTTCGTAAGTGGCTACAAAATGAAAACAATTACTCGTAAGAATGGTGAAGAGGTTACTTTACGTGACATGCGTTCTTTGAGTGTTGGCGACATTGTGTTTGATGCGAAGAACGATTCATATCACATTGTTGACCGTTCGGGCTTTAAAGACATCACTTTGGATGTTGTCATTGCAGGTCTTGAGCAGGTAGCATAATGGAAAAAAATGCGGTTTGGCGCAAATTAACTGTGTACAATATCGCCAAAGCGTGGTACACTGTATATACAAAATGATTATGGAGATTGATATGATGAAACTTACTAAGTACCTTGCTGAAACTGTTATGTCTGTTGGTATTATCGCCGGATGGACTGTTGCGTTTACCGCATTGTTTGCTGGTGTTCCCATCCTTTTTGTAGAAGTGATCATCCCATTTGCAGCAAACACATTTGCGTAAGAGAGGTTCAATGGCTAAAAACCTTCACATGACTCACCTCGAAGATGCTGTACTCTACAACGGCGTCGAAGGATCACGTCAAGCCATTGACACACTTCGTTCACTTCGTGATATGCTGGCAGGTCAAACGTCTGAAAGATTCAATACGACTGTCAAGTGGGATGGCGCACCCGCTGTCTTTGCTGGTTCACATCCTGCGGTTGCTGACGGTAAGTTCTTCGTTGCGAAGAAGGGTATCTTCAATAAGAACCCAAAGGTGTACACGACAGATGCTGAGGTTGATGCTGACACTTCAGGTGACCTGGCAGACAAGCTCAAGGCTGCACTCAAGTATCTTCCACAGCTTGGTATCCAGGGTATCGTCCAAGGCGACATGATGTTTACCGACGGTGACAAGAAGGTCGAGACCATCAACGGTAAAAACTATATCACATTCCAACCTAACACCATTGCCTATGCGGTCGATGCTGCAAGTCCTGAAGGAAAGCGCATCGCCGATTCCACAGTAGGTATCGTGTTCCACACTCGCTACCAAGGTGATGACCTTGAGAACATGAGTGCGTCATTTGATGTTGATGCTTCTGAGTTCAGTGAAGCCAGTGATGTGTGGTACCAAGATGCTCAGGTCCGTGATGTGTCAGGTACTTCTGCCATGACTGCACAAGAGACTGCTCAAGCAACTCAGGCCATCTCTGTTGCCGGTAAGATCTTCCAGAAGATATCAGGTACCACGATCCGTGAGATACAGAACACTCCACAGATTGCACAGACTATAGAGACCTACAACAACCGTCTCGTTCGTGCAGGTCAGAACATTGGCGATACCGCTGCTCATACCGAAGGCTTGATCAAGTTCATCCAAGACAAGTTCGTTGCTGAGATCGAGAAGCGTAAGACCGAGAAGGGTAAAGCCACACAACAAGCCAAGCTTGATGAGTTCATGAAGTTCTTCTCACCTAAGAACAAAGCCAACCTCAAGTTGGTGTTCGACCTTCAGAAAGCTATTGTAGCTGCTAAGCTCCTCATCATCCGCAAGCTTGAAACCATTTCGAAGATGGACACATTTGTCCTGACACAGAACGGATACCGTGCAACAGGCGAAGAAGGCTATGTTGCTATCGATCGCCATGACGACAGTGCATACAAGCTCGTTGATCGTATGGAGTTCTCAACCAACAACTTTAATCCAGACATTATTAAAGGATGGCAGAAATAATGAGTAAGTCAATCGTCACAACATTCGGCCGGTGTAACCCACCAACCACAGGTCACCTCAAGTTAATCGAGAAGGTTGCGTCGGTTGCTCAGGGTGGTGAGTACAATATCTACGTATCTCACTCGGTAAACCCTAAGAAGAACCCACTCGTATACGAAGCCAAGGTTTCATTCATGCGTGAAATGTTCTCTGAGTATGCAAACAATATCACCGAAAGCGAAGCACGTAATCCCCTTGAAGTCCTTCAGGACTTGTATAGACAAGGCTACACCGATGTCAAGTTCGTTGCTGGTTCTGATCGTGTTGATGAGTATACCGAACGTCTGACCAAGTACAACGGTACTGAGCCTAACTCATTGTACAACTTCAACTCACTTGAGATCGTGTCAGCCGGTGAACGTGACCCTGATGCAGAAGGTGTGTCTGGTATGTCTGCATCTAAGATGCGGCAGGCTGCAGCCGAAGGTCTTCGCGAAGACTTCCAGCTCGGTCTTCCAGAAGGTTACAACGGCGACAAGCTTTATACTGCAGTCCGTAAGGGTATGCTCATCGAACAAGCTAAAGTGCTAAGTGAAAAGCTCAAGAGAGCGTACGGCGTCGGTCTGAGTAAGTCAACTCAGGATAAACGTTCAGCCCAGTTTGACAAGCAAGCCAAGAAGCGTGATGATGATCCAACCGCATACAAGCCAGCACCTGGTGACGCACGTGCAGAAACCAAGCCATCAAAGCACAAGTCCATCCTTGCCCACGCAGGTGAAGAGGGGACTGATGAGTTGGTCAAGAATTACAAAGACGATACACCAGGTCAATTGACCGAGATCTCAGCTGCTGCTGAGAAGAACCTGAGGGCAAAGGCTAAGAAGTCTGGTATCCCTTATGGTATCCTCAAGCAAGTCTACAACCGTGGAATGGCGGCATGGAAGACCGGTCATAGACCTGGTGCTGGTCAACAG